ATTATCACCATGCAGTATCCGTTAGGCATCACGCCCAACCTGCGTACGAACGTGGATTTCGTCTTCATTCTCCGCGAGAATATCCTGGGGAATCGTCGTAGGATTTACGAGAATTACGCAGGTATGTTTCCGACGTTTGAGATGTTCTGTACGTTCATGGACCAGTGCACGGAGAACTTCGAGTGCTTGGTCATTTGCAACAATGTGAACTCCAACAAGTTGGAGGACCAGGTGTTCTGGTACAAGGCCGCCGAACATCCGCCGTTCAGGATGTGCGACTCAAGTTTGTGGGCGAACAATCAGCCGTTCCACTCGGCTATTCTCGCCGCCGACGACTATACCCCCGGCGCCGTCCAGAAGAAGAACGCCGTGTCTGTCTGGGTAAATAAGCAGCGCGGCGACGGCGACGGGAAGTGAGGCGACGACCCTGCCCTTGCTGCATTCCGACGGCACCCTGTTCAGCAGCACCTTCTCCTGGGGGTCCCTGTGCCATTGGAGCCACTGCGCTCGATATCGCGGCGTCGCGCTCGGCAACTGCTTTTTTCAATTCACGTGCCTTCGCACGTGCAGCACGAGCCGTTTGAAACGTCTCTTCTGCAGCGGCCTTCGCGCGTTCCGCGATAGCTTCTTTCGTTACTTGACCCAACTTAACCAGTGCGGCGTGGTTGGGACCCTGTTCCAGCCACTTATTGAAGTCATCAAGGGTGGCAGATACTACACTTCCGACATCTGCACCAAATGCACCTACACCAGACGCAGCCGCCGAAGCGGCCGTGCCAACGGCAGACACGCCCTTGCTAGCGGCACTTTTGGCGACTGTCACCATTTTGGACCCGACAGCTTTACTTGAGTCACTAATGAGTTGGTAAACCGACTTGTTTTTAGTTTTTGCGTACTCAGCGAGGAGAACATATGAGATGGCAGCAATTAAGTACGGGCGAGATGCGATTGTGATTGCTGCATTACCTGATGCGTTGAGTACCATCCTTCCGATAGCAGTTCCCTCGTGGATGAAGGTAGCCCAGTTTGGACCAAGTGCTCCACTGGCGCCTCCAATTGTAACCGCAATTCGCGTAGCAATGTCGCCTATACCGACAACGAGCGAGGGATGATTGAAGAGATAGGAGGCCCCCGCCAAACCCACACCTGCCGTTGCAAACGAGCCAAGCGTCCGAGCTGCGGGAATTGCAGTTCGGATTGCCTTTGCTGCGGCAGCGTCTGCCGCGGCGCGCGCAGCGTCTGGCGTTGCTGCAAGCGCTGTGCCGAGTTCTACAAGTGCCGCTGTGGTCTCGGGGGCAGCCACCGATGCCGCCATCGCCGCGCCTGCCGCGCCCCCGATTGTGCTCATCAGCCACTTGTATGCCCTATTGGCAATCTCCCCGCCGCCGCGCTTCAGATGCCTACGACCGCCTCCACCTGAGGGGGGAAGTCGACCTAATGCACCCGAAACCCCTTCGATTTCAAGTGAGAGCATATAGAGTTCCAGTTGAATACGACCTTTATCGCCACCAAGGTCAAGCAGGGCGGCGATAGCGTCATCCTCTGTCATTGTATCCGATGACGGTAGGCGACCAAAGGGACTTTCGCTGGTGGCCGTATCAGCGAGGCGCCCAGGTGCCTCAGATTCGCGTTTCATGGACGGCATCTTGTTCCAATCTTACTTCATCCCAACAAATTACTCGCGGATGACGCCCTCTGTCGGATGGACGGGCACACTCAGGTCCATCAGCTGAGCAGGTCCAGACGCGGCAGCCGCATTGGACGCAGCGTTGGTGCCGCCCGCGGCCTCAATGGCATTGGCCTTGCGACGACGCTCGTTCTCGTCCTTCTGCTTCTTGATGGACTCGTCGCGCTGCTCGGCAAAGAACATCTCCTTGTTCACCTCGTTCTCCTTGTACTTGCGCATGAGCTCGTTCAGCTCGCGCTCGGCGTACTCCACCTCGGGCATCAGGTGCTCGCTGGGGTCCCACGGCAGCCAGCAGCCGACCTTGCCGATGTACAGGTTGTCCTTCGGGTACTTGCGCTGGAGCACCTTGGCGAACATCTGCGTCTCCTCAATGGACGGGAACGCGCGGCGGACCTTGACGCCGCGGATGTTCGTGCGGAAGTTGACCGCAGAGTCGTACTTCTCCTGTAGCTCCTTCTCGTGCTTGAGCATGAAGACCTGGTACTCCTCGTGAACGTCCGTGGCCTTCACCTCCTCATTGCGCACCTTGACAAAGTCCTCCGCATCCTTCAGCAGGTCGTCCACCTTGATGGAGTACTTCTTGGAGACGAACGCCATGAGGTGCTCAAGACCCTTCACCTTCCACTGGTAGTCCATCCACGTCACGAACTCCTTGAAGTAGAACTCGCTCTTGTCCTGAATGACCTTCTCGGGACTCAGAAACGAGATGATGCAGTAGCGCTGGTTCGGAATCTCGGGGTCCTCGTCAAGGTAGTCGATGCGGCTGCCGTCGTCCTCGGTGATGGGAAGCTGTTCGGTCTTCGGCATTTTGTGTGTTGGGCGTCCACTGTGAAAATACCTTTGGAGGATACAATGTACGACCTCTACACCCTGTCCATTGTGTTCTTCCTGCTGTGCCCCGGTGTGCTCGTCCCCGCACTCCCCGGCAGCGTTGTGTTCAGCGCCTTGCTCCACGCAATCGTGTTCTACGTCGTTGTGTACTATGTGTCCAACTACGTCAAGTGGTGGCTCGTGTGGATTCTGGCGGCCCTCGTCTTGGCGGGTCGTTTGACAATGATGCCCTCCCAATGAATTTTCTTTCGCGTCCAATGAATAAAATGGAGTCTAAGCCGAAGCCCACTGCCGCCCCTGGTTTGGACATGTCGGACCTGCTGGTACGTGTGATTAAGTATGCGCTGGAGGGTCTTGCGGTGGCCATTGCTGCGTACGTCTTCCCTGGGAAGACACTGAAGGTGCAGGAGGTTGGCATGATTGCGCTTGTCGCGACGGCTACCTTCGCCATCCTGGACATCTACGCCCCGAGCGTTGGGGCCTCGGCTCGGACGGGCGCTGGCTTCGGTATCGGCGCTGGACTGGTCGGATTCCCTGGAGCCGGCCTGAAGGTCTAAACAGCCTTCAACGCACTCGTAATCAACGTCACAGCCCCCGTTGTCACTCCAGCCGCATAACCATTCTGCGTGTGCTGTCCCACTGTCAACAGCGTAGAACAGATGGGACTCCCCGTCGTGAACATAGACATTGCCACTTCCTTCACCGTGTGCGGCATGCACATCCAATTATGCGTCGCCATCGACGCGTAATGGACACCGTAATTCACAACGACGGCAAGAAGGACCTTACCAATCGCTTCCATTTACCATGAATAGCCGACATTATGTTAATGCCTGAGTATGTGGTTCGCTATCAAGGACGATGGTTTACCATCAATCCCCGTCCGTACGAGCCCGAGCGCCAAACCACGGATGTCGCATGGTTGCAAGTCAAGGAGGGCGTATCTGCAGAAGAGGCCTATCGCAGGTGGTATGAAAAACAGCGTAGAATTTCTCACCTCTTTCAACAATGCAGTGGCTTGAGTCGGCCATCCTCCTCTTAGTCGTGGTCATTGCGTATATCTACTGGAAGCCATGGCTTCGTCCGCCGGTGAAGGAGATGCTGGCAGGGGATGCGACTGTCTACTTCTTCTACACGGAGTGGTGCGGTCATTCCAAGAAGGCCATGCCCGAATGGAAGGCGCTGATGGAAACGCTGCCTGCGACGTACGGCTCCACCAAGGTTGTGGGTAAGGCGGTGAACTGCGAGGAAGATGTAATGACGTGTGCTGCCTACGGCGTGGACGCATACCCAACCGTCAAGCTGGAGACCTCAGGCGGTATCGCCGACTTTACCAAGCTGGTCACCGAGTCCTCTGTTGACAGGTTCCTGACTGGGGAACTTGGCGAGAAAGCGTGAGGCCTGTTCATACCCCGTGTCCAACATGTACTTCTTCTCTGCATCGTTCACATCCGACAAGGGTCCGAGCTTCGGTTCGTCAAACACCAGAACATTGGGGTAAAGAGGACGGACACCCTCGCGCACACTCGCGTAGACGTTGTTCCAGAAGGCGCCAATCGGCATCTGCTCCACCACGGATGGAACCAGTGGACCCTGCGAGTATCCGATATGGAAGACCAGTGTATCCTTGGGCACCACGCTCACGATACAATCACAACTCACACCTCCATCCAGGAACACCTGGTTGTAGATGACCTGGGGTTGATAGACGAACGGAATACACGACGATGCCTTGATAGCCGCGAGCAGCGGAACTTGTCCCGTCAGCAGCGTGGATTTGCGGGTCGTCAGATTGCTTGCAAGAATCCACAACTTTGTAGGCGCATCGGCAATGACCTTTCCTCGGAGGTCCACACCGACCCGTCCGAATCCACGAATTAGCGTCTCCTCGAGCAGGTCCATGGGGAACATGCCTTTCTTGGTCTGAAACGACATGGCTGCAGCCAATGAAATGGGTGGAATAAAGTTGGACAGTACGAACTCTGTGTCCAGCATGGACTCCAACTGGTCCACGGTGACGCCAAAGGCAAGAGCCGTGGCAATGATAGACCCCACAGAACAGCCGTAGATACCGTCTGGAAACTCAAGTGGTTGTCGTTGAGACAAGGCCCGCAGCCCTCCGATATGAAGACCTCCACGAACACCACCTCCACCAAGAGCAATCGAACGGAACATAGTGTGTAGACAAGGCAAGGATGCTGAAAGCCCGTGACGTCTGGAATGAGCAGGAAGAACGCAGGGAACGTCGTATGGCGGCCATGCGTCCTGTGCTCGCTCAATTGTATGCAAAGATTCGTGCCCAAGCCATCCACAATGCCAATGCGCCCTACGTGGTCTTTGAGGTCCCCAACTTTGTCTTTGGGTATCCGTTGTTCCAAGTGTCGGAGGCACGCGAGTACTTGACCAAGACCCTGACAGATTCTGGGTTTCTGGTGTGGCCCGTCAATGACGGCAAGTATCTACTGGTGTCGTGGCTGAAGACACAGGCTCGTGCGTCTCACCGCCCACCACTTCTGACCACGTACAGACCACAAGTCTATGACCCGTCAGTCATGGGAAGCATGTATCGGTCCTGAAAACGGACATTGAATCTCTAAACTTGTTTGTCTCATGAACTGTGAACATCCAGACGCATCAGTTGAACTGGATGAAGGACAGAAGGTCTGTGTCTGCTGTGGAACCATCCTCGGCAGCCACATTGACGAGTCAGCCGAGTGGCGTATCTATGCAGAAACCGAAGGCAACCCATCCCGTACGGGTGGCGTGACCAATGAGCTCCTGCCCGAGTCATCGTATGGGTCCATGATGATGCGCAAGCGGACGCCCGGGCAGTCCGAGGAGTCCAAGTCAATCGGCAAGCTCTCGTCATGGTCGCTCTCAAGCCATGGTGAGCGCTCGTGGATGGGTATCTTTGATGCAATCCAAAACTCGTGTGCCCGCATCGGACTTCCCAAGGCCATCATTCAGGATGCGTGTGCGTCCTTCAAGCGAGTGGAGGATGCCCGCAAGACGCGCGGTGAGTCCCGCCGTGCTCTGATGGCGGGCGCTGTCTTCGTGGCCTGTCGTCAGCACAATGCGACACGCACCCACGAGGAGGTGTCTGGGCTGTTCCACGTGTCCATCCGCGCTCTTTGCAAGGGTCTGGCGCGCTTTGAGTCTGAGGTGTCGTCTGTCCTGAACACACAGCTGGGCATTGCCGAGCGCATCTGTGCAGAGATGAATGTGACCGAGTCCGAGCGAACCCAGATTCTATTGGTCCTCACGGAGTTGCCTGAGATGGAGCACACGCCCAAGACCATTGTGTCGGGTGTCGTCTGCCACGTGCTCAAGGGTCGCTTGTCCGACGTCTCCAAGGTCTCGGGAGTTTCGTCCGTATCCATTCGCAAAATGGTGGAGAAACTACACGCCAGTGCCGGCGGGGTAGAGACCAACAGCGGGTAACGGAAAGTACGAGATGTTGTAGGGTGCATTGCTCGCACCCGTATAGAGTATGTTACTCCCTGATACGCTTATGGCCGCACCCCCGCCAGTACTGATTATGCTCGCTACACCCGAGCCACTCCACCAGTATATCTTTGCGTCCGTTGATGTCCCAACCATTGTGATGCCCCTGCACAGCGTTCCGATTGCTGTCCCCGACACTCCAGATGAGCCCTCGCGCGAATGGCTGCCTCCCATCATCTGCATGAACCCCGACGTGACTGCGCGTGAATTGCCAGCCGAGTCGTGGTCCAACGACAGTCGCCCGTAGCCATCGTTTACACGAAAGGTGCCGTTGACGTCGAGCGTGGACTGCAGCGGGTCCATACCAATGGCTAACCCATTTGCGATGCGGGCATATCCTGAGACGTCCAACACCAATCCGGGCACACGACCATCCCCGTCAATGTACTGCATGGTCGCATCGGCTTTTCCAATGGCGATTGCGTTCTGCGACATGTCTCCGGCAATGACGACATTGGACCCTACACCCACTTGCAACAGGTAGTTCGTGGGCGCCGTCACGGGAATTGAGTGACCAATCGTGATGTTGCCTATGCCCGTATTCGCATTCCCCGCATTCGTGCCAATCCAGATGTTGCTGCTGCCCACGATACCTGTCGACGCGCCAAGGGCAATCGTGTTGCTGGACGTGTTCCCCGCACCTGCACCCCCCGTGGGGTCTAGCCACAGGCACGCGGACAACCCGATGCTTCCGGGTCCCACGTTCTTTCCGACGAACGTAGAATTGGATGTGCTCGTGACACCCGCTGCGCTGTTGAATCCAACGGCCACCACGTTGGACACATTGGACATCTGGCCTCCAGCGCCGTAGCCCAGCGCCGTGTTGGACGCACACCCCTGCAGGTTCAGGAAGTTAACGCCCGACAAGGTGCCCACAAACACATTGCTGTTGCTGTCCGACACATCGGCACGCAGACACTCAACGAGATTGGCCGTGACCGTGTTCACATTAGAAATGTCAAGTTCTGTCGTGAAGTTGGAGGTCGCAGTGGTGTAGGTGTAGACTGGCCGAAAGACCGAGGTCAAATACGCCTGTACGTTGGACGTGCTACTCATTGTGTAGTATCCACACCTTTTCGTTTAGGCAATAATCGCCGTATAGATACAATGGCATACACTCTGTTCCCGATTAAGTCGTCCGAGCAGCACCTGTATCGCATGTACAAGCAGAGCGTCGCTGTCTTTTGGACCCCCGACGAGATTGACTTTTCCAAGGACATTGCCGACTGGAAGAAGCTATCCGAGCCCGAGAAGCACTTCATCGGCCGTGTGTTGGCCTTTTTTGCAGGGTCCGACGGAATCGTCATGGAGAACTTGGTGACGCGGTTTCAGGGCGAGGTGGATTCCCAAGTGGTCAAGTTGTTCTACTCCTTCCAGAACGCCATGGAGGGTATCCACTCGGAGACCTATTCCCTGCTCATTGACACGTACGTCAAGGACGAGGAGGAGAAGGCCAAGTTGTTCAATGCGATTACCACCATTCCGTGCATTGAAAAGAAGGCGGAGTGGGCGCTGAACTGGATGGGGTCCGACAAGTCCTTCGCGACCCGCTTGGTCGCCTTTGCTTGCGTGGAAGGCATCTTCTTCTCAGGTGCCTTTTGCTCCATCTTCTGGCTGAAGAAGCGCGCGCTCCTACCGGGCCTGACCTTCTCCAACGAGCTCATCTCCCGCGATGAGGGACTACACACGCAGTTTGCCGTGGCCCTGTTCCACACGCTGGAGACCAAGGTGTCGCAGGAGACCATCCACGAAATCATCAAGCACGCGGTGGAACTGGAGAAGGAGTTCATTTGCGATGCCCTGTCGTGCTCGCTCATTGGCATGAATGCCAAGATGATGTCGCAGTACATTGAGTTTGTAGCCGATCGGTTGGCGGTCCAGTTGGGCACGCCGAAGATATTTGGTGCACAGAACCCGTTTGATTTCATGGACCTGATTAGCCTGGAGGGCAAGACCAACTTCTTCGAGAAGAAGGTTTCGGACTACTCTCGCGCCATCGGCACAACTCGGGATGAACTGCGGTTGGATGAAGATTTCTAGTGGGTATATAAATGCCTGGACCCAGCGCAACGTACGAGTCTCGCGAAGAAAAGAAGGCAGCCCTTGAGGACGTCAAGCTGCAGGCGAGGCGCGCCGCGTTCATCAAGAAGGAGATTGCCAAGCTGAAGAAGGAAGAGGCCGCAGCCAAGAAGGCTGCCAAGGCTGCTGCCAAGGCCGCCAAGTCGGGTGGTCGTCGCACCCGTCGTCACCGCCGCGGACGCTCTACCCGTCGCCATTAGACAGGCGGGTCATGGTACACCCACTCCGCATTTCCAGCACCCGTCTTCTTCAACTCTTCTTTACGCACTTGAGGAGTACCTCCAGGGACATCCCAGTACTCCCCTTGCAACGTGAATCGGTCGACGCCGTTGAAGTACATGCGCAACGCCATGAGCGCAATCAGACCCCCTGCAATCCAGTAGGCTGTCTTCATTTATGGAATAGCAACATTCTTCGTTTCTCTTGGGTGGAATCGCGTCTTGCGTTCACATCAAATGGAGCTCCTTCACGCCGCCGTCGCGCTTCTTGCGTCCATGGTCTTTGTTCTCGCGGGTATGGTCGGCTGGCTGTATTGGCAGCAGACGCGTCTGTTCCAGAACATGAACTCTGTGCTGATGGCCATCGGCGACATCACGCGCATGATTGAGAAGCCCGAGGCTGAAGCCGAGCCCGAAGCTCCTGCGCCTCAGGTGGCCCCTGCCGCAGCCCCGCCCGCCGACGAGGAGGAGGATGACCGCGCGTCGGTCGAGGAGTCGGCCACCGAGGTTGTGGACGGCCCGCCCGCGCCCTTGGACGTGGACTCGCTCCAGTCCAAGTCCAAGAAGGAGCTGCAGGAGATGCTGACCAAGCGCGGCTTGCCGTACAGCAAGACCGACTCCAAGCCCACGCTCATTTCTTTATTGAAGGCAACTGCGTAGGTTGCGGTGGAGGTGGTGGTGGCTTCCGTATCCACGATATCCTGATGGGCGCCGGGTCCTTGTACTTGGTGCAGTCACACGGCATTTATACAAACCCTCCCATAAATATCAATGAAGGTGGTTTCGTTTGACGTAGGCCTCCGTAACCTCGCCTACTGCGTGCTTGAAGGCACGACTCGTACAGATGTCCGCATTACCGACTGGAATATCATTGACGTACTTGGAGAACAGGCAGGTGTCGGTGCCCCAAGATGTCATCAGTGCCAGACGGCCGCTCGCTATGAGCACGCGTCCAACGGCCAATTTGCGTGTTCCCGCCACACACCCAAGAAGAAGACCAAGGTTACAAAGAAGGAGCTGTCCAAGCTGACTCCCAATCAGCTCAATGAACATATCCGCGCCGAAGGCATGACGACCGAGGCGACCAAGAAGGCCGACCTGGTCAATCTGTTGTACAATCACCGCAAACAGAACACGTGGAAGAAGTGCGTGTCGTCTGCCATTCAGGGGTCTGTGCTGGACTTGGCGGGTGCGCTCATTCGTAGTCTTGACCAGCGAGCAGCGTCGTGGAAGGGAGCGGACCTGGTGTGTGTGGAGAACCAGATGGACCGGAGGATGTTTGGAGTGCAGGCGATGCTCCAGATGTACTTTTGCTGCCGAGGGTTTCGGGTGCAGGGAGTTTCAGCGACTCACAAGCTGTCGAACATCGTGACAACGGAAGATTCAACTGCAAACTATAAAGGACGCAAAGCGACAGGCATCGCGCATGCTCGCGCTCTCGTGCCTCAAGTGTGGCAGGACCACTTCTCCAAGCATCCGAAGAAGGACGATTTGGCGGATTCATTCTTACAGGGCTTGTGGTGTCTGGAGCACCCGTCCTAAATCACTTCCTGCGAGTGTAGCAGTTCTTGTACGGACGGCAGCTGGCCTTTTGCGTGAAGCCCATACGGCGGCACGGAGTCTTCTTGCAGTAGGCCCGTGACATCAACCGCTTCTTCTTGAAGCGGCGGCGGGTGCGGCCGCCATTGGTTCTTGTTACGGGAAGCGATACCGCTGGCGCTGCATCCTGATTGACAGGCCTTGTCGGAAATACCAAGAATTTCCGCGTACCGTCAGCATTGGTCGTTTCAGAAGGAGGTGGCTTCCTAATTCCATCGCCTAGAGTCCCGGGAGCAATCCCTCGTTGAGCTCGTTGTGCCAACTCCAGAGCAAACGACATTGCTCTCTCCTCCGAATATTTACCGCGTTCCGTGCTTACGAAATAGACCTGTAAGACAAGCAGATGATATCGGGCCGTGGGTTCTCTGACCTATGTAGGTGGACCTACGAGCCACGCTACTCCGAACGACCCTTCTCGCAGCTGGGGTCCAGAACGGGAGACTGGGTGTTTGTGAGTGGCTACCACTTGGACTCGTTCTTGGCTATTCGGTTCCTCACTCCGAAGCGGTTTGTGCTTGTCATTCACAACTCAGACGTGCCGTTTGACAGCGACCGACTCGTCCGAACCCTGCCGCGCGCCCTCCACATCTACGCAGTCAATACGACTGTGACGCATCCCCAGCTGACGACAATTCCGTTAGGGTTTCCGGACAGCGGACTCCAGCATATTCACTCAATCCCGTTGCAGCCCAAGACGATTGAAGTCTACGCGAACTTTTCCATGACGAACTACGGCAAGAGGAAGGAGTGCCTAGATGCGTTCGGAGGTGACCCTAGGCTTGTTTACAAGGACCCCCATGGGCGCACACAGATTGAGTACTACACCGACCTTCGTCGGTCAAAGTTCGTACTGTGCCCTGAAGGCGTGGGGACAGATACCCATCGCATCTACGAGGCCCTTTACTTTGGTGCCGTCCCCGTCGTGTTGCGCAACAGCCTGAGCTCCTTCTACGAGAAACTACCCATCTGCATCGTGGACTCGTGGACGGACCCGTTCTACGTGCCAACGGGAACCATGGCGTTCGGACCAAAGCACTATCTCACTGCGTTCCAACCTTAAGAAACGCACCCGAAGAAGAAGTAAATGGAGACCGACCTCCTCGTAAATCCCAATATGGTGACAGGTGGGATGGCCAACATTGAAACCATTGACCTGCCGACCCTCAACTTTGAGGAGTTCAGTGGCGGTGGCGGGTCCAGTGCCCCCGCCGCCCCCGCGCCGCCCAACCTGGTTCCGTCCTTTGAGAACGTGGGACCCGAGGTTGTGGGCGGAATGCGCAACTTCAATGCCGAGTCGTACTCGGCTGCACCGCAGATTAAGCACGTGTCCGACGATGCCATGATGCGGGAAAAGTATGAGATTCTGCGCAAGTTTGAGCGCCTGTCCAAGCTGGGCGTGCCGATGCGCAAGCGCTTCACGATGGATTCGTCCATGGAGGAGATGAAGATGGAGCTCGAGTTCATCAAGCGCGAGAAGTCCATGGATGCGACTATCAAGCAGTTCTCCGAGTGGTTCGTCACAGGCATGAGCGGTCTGGAGTACGGGTCCAAGAACATCCAGATGATGAAGGCGTTTGGCCTGCAGCTGGACGGCCTGTCGGAGGCGGCCCAGATGAACGTGGCGGACTTGGAGGACGACTTTGAGGAGCTCTACGACATGTACGGCGAGAACCTCAAGATGCACCCGATGGTCCGTATCCCTCTGCGCACCTGCATGATGATATACATGGTCCACCTGACCAACCAGATGGCTCGCAAGGCGCCCATCCCCAACATTGACGACATTATGCGTCAGAACCCCGACATTGCCCGTTCGCTGGCCGCGGCTGCCATGCAGAACCAGACCCAGCAGATGCGTGCCCAGCCGTCGCAGCCCGCACAAGCCCCGTCCAATCCGCTGGCGGGTCTCATGAGCTTCATGCAGCAGTCTCAGCCCCCGCCCCCGCCGCCGAACATGGTTCCTCGCCCGCCCCAGGAGACCAAGCCCGTGCGGATTGGCGTGCGGAAGACCCCGCAGGCCGCCCCCGCGCCGCAGCCTGTCGTGAATGCGGCCCCCGAGATGCGCCCACCGCCGTCTATTGAAGAGCTCCTCAAGGACATCAAGCAGAATGCACCGCCTGCCCCGAAGAAGGCCAACAAGCCCGGGTCCACGGGCAAGAACAGCGTGGTGATTAAGCTTTAAATCTCGGTGAATCACAAATGTCTGACGCACAGAAGAAGAAGCTGGCAGCTCTCAAGGAAAAGCTTGAGAAGCTCAACGCCAAGCACCCCGAAACTCATGATGAAAAGATGCGGCGTGCGGAGGCTCCCACCAGCTACGCCAAAAATCGCGCAGATACTGTGAAGGCGAAGCATGAACATGAACGTGCCGAGCTGATGCGGAAGATTAACATCCTAAAGGAGAAAATTGAACCGGAAGGCGGTCGCCGCACGCGCCGTCGTCGTGGGACCCGCTCGACACGGTCCACAAGGGCCCTCACGGCCCGTCGCCGTTAAATCTGCGTTTGATACAAATGCCCAAGAAGATATCGACTCTGGAGCACGAGATAGCTGACTGGCAGCACTACAAGAAGTACGGCAAGTGGCTTGATGGAAAAAAGCCGTACAGGCCATTCACCCACAGCGACGCCGACGAGCAGATTGCGAAGAAGGAAGCCCAGATTAAGAAGATCAAGGCCAAGGAGGAGAAGGGCGGAACGCGCCGTCGTCGCCGCGGAACCCGCAGCACACGGTCCACAAGGGCCCTCACGGCCCGTCGTCGCTGAAAATGGACTTGGTTTCCCAATGGAGATGAACAAAAATGCCGACTCTTGAACTTCAACTTGCCAAGGCCGAGAAGGATCTCGTGGACCTTGAAAAGGTGATGAAAATTGGTCCGGGGTGGACGCACTGGTATCGGAAGCGCGCAGACCAGGAGCACGGAAACGAGGCACAGCTGCGTGGACTCAGAGAGCGGGTTCGCCACCTCCAGCAGCGGATTGAGGTGAGAAACGAGCGATACGAGCGGCTCTTATCTGCTCGGGCGTTAGCTTGGGTGCAGATGTATGAGTCGACTCCCCTTGAAGTTCACACATCTGTACCCACTGCTCCTGAGTAGTGTTCTGAAAGGTCCGCAAACAAATTGACACATCCTTGGCCGTCTTCTTCCCCATGTGCCGACAATAGTCGCAGTTCGTCATGACGATGTACTGCGCCCAGGGTCCCGTCCGTAACACCAAGGCGTAGAAGGTAGACAGCTGCTTCCACGACACCACATTTTTCTTGTGGGACACGTGCTTCTTGTACTTGCACTGGACGGCGTAGTACTTGTTTTGGTGCTCGGCGATAATGTCGATTCCAACGTCCGGGCGCTTGAGGCTTAACTTGGCCAGCAGCTCGTCGGGCACATCCTTGAGCAGCCAGACATTCGTCAGCTTGCGCACGTGCTTCAGGTACTTGACGCAGAACTCCTCAAAGACATCGCCGCGAACCTTCTTGTTGTCGCGAGTCCTGAGTTCAGTGAAGGTGTGTGCAGGTTCATCGTACCACTTCTGGCACTCGGTCAGGAACAGGTCGAACAGGGATGTCCCGTCAGGTCTGGACTGGAGAAAGAGTGCGTGGAGATCCATGGTGGTCTCCTTGAGTGAGGGTGCAGGAATCCATTTTAATCATCACCACCGAACAGGGGCGGGTCCTTGGCGGCAGCGCCGCACATCTTCTCCTTCTTCTCCTCCTCTTCGAATCCCTCGCGGCTACGGGTCGACAGGCCCGACGCAATGATGATGAAGCCAGCCGTCAACAACAAAGAGTAGACCAAATCTCTCGTGCCGACGAAACACACTGCAAAGATTGCGATGCGTCGGAGGAGGAGGTTGCGTTCATAGACCTTCGGGTCATCGCTGAGCTCGTCGACAAAGTAGCGCGACCCTACATTGACCACGATCAGCATGATACCCAAGAAGAGCTTGTGATTCTCGAGAATCTCAATCATTATTCCCTGGTGGGAAATATGTTTACATCGCCGGGGGCGGCGTGGGCATGGACGTGGCGGGCCTGTCCATACACTTGCTGCCGTCCCACATGCAGTCGCCCGTGCACTCGGTCGCACTCGTCTTGGCCGAGCACTGGTTGTCCATGTACTCCATGCCACCA